ACGAGACTTCTCAGTTTCAGTGAATTGTACGTCTGAGCCATACAGACCCCTGTAGTTACGGTAAGCACGTAGCCAGCGAAGCTCATCTGTTTGCCTTGCATCCTCTGCACGTTTAAACCTAGAATAGATGTAATCTACTACACTGCCTGCATTAAGTTCATCACCGTCTTTAATAACAGATACTTCATCTGTCTCAAACAACTCTGTCTGCTCGTTTTCGTTTTTTGCCATTCTTAATATCCAAACGTTGAATCAGCAGCTTGAAAACCGCTTCGTTGTGTTGAAGGATCAAAATCCCATAAAGAACTTCTTGGTCTAGTCATTATACCATATCTTATTGCATCATACAAGTGGTCTTCTGCGTGTGTGTCCACATCCTCAAAGTTTCTTTTGTCTAGAGGCAAGCTAGGTAGCTGTGCCACAGTGTTGGTGCAAGTAGAGAAGAAAACGAGTCTTGGTTCCTCAGTAAACTCATCTACTTGCAAACGGCGGTGAAGCTCATTTTTACCTGCAACCCGTGAGCCTCTTGATCTATCAGATGGACGCCAACGGCAACCCTTCTGATTCATCTGCTCAGCCAAGGACGGGCCGCTGTCTCCTCGCTTATGCCACAGGGAGCTATCTAACACACCGTATCTTATTGCACCATCATTACGTTCAGCCTCTAGTATTAAATCAGCTAGATCTGTAGCAGTAACCTTAGAACAATATAACTCTCTGTATACAATAAGCTGCTCACTAGGTGACACAGCAAACCAGACAACGCCTGTATAACTTCCATAACCGTAGTCGCAGGCCCTAAACTTTGTCCACCCTGAAGGTATATCGTAGGGGTCTACAACGTGTATTTGTCTATTAAACTCAGGAAAAGCTGCTCCTTCGTTTACGTCCCAGTTACCTTCTAACAACTGCTTGCGTTGGTGTTCAGGTAGTGATAAAAGCATCGCCTCGTAGTCACCACTCTCAGAGAGGTACGGGTTATCGAAGAGACTAGCGGGTATAAATTTACGCTTAAACAGGGGCGTTCCAGCTTTGCTATGCCCTGAGGGGTATCTTAATGTCTCGCTAGTCTCAATGTCCGTTGCCCAGAATGCAGTGTTCGGTGCTGCAGGGTCAATGAACATTTTCTTTACCCAAGAGTGTCCACTTCCACCCGGGTTTGTCGTGGCTCTCATATAAAGCCCTAAGTCTTTGTTTGCAGTACGTAATCTTGAGCGCATATAATTCCAAGCGAAGGGTGTCTGCCATTGGGTAAGCTCATCGAAGGCTACATAGTTAAACGCCTGTCCTTGGTAGCGCATAACGTCTGTGTCTCTGTCTAGGTAAGACATCCACAGTGTACCGCCTCTAGGTGTAGTCCACTGGCTCTTACGCTCAGACCACTTAATACCGGGTATAGCTTTAGGGTACAACTCTTGGCTCTTCTGTATAAGCTCCCTTAGTTCCTCTGTTGTGTGTCGCACTAGTAGCCCACTAAAGTCTGGGCTGTTTAAGTTTCGTAACGGGTCAGCTAGTGTTGCGTAGCTCTTGCCACCCCCTGCTGCTCCACCATATAGTACTTCACGTTCTCCTGACGCTAGATACTGTGTCTGTGGACCTGGATTAGGCTTAAAGACTATCTCTTGTGCGTTAGGTACATCATATTCTGCAGCCTTAGGCGCTGCTGGTATCTTTAGGCGAGGTGTTTCCGCCTTCATAGGAGTAGTAACCGACTCTTTCTGTTTCGAGGATTTCGATCTCACGTAACGCTTTTTGGAGCCTTTCGGCAAACTTGCGTTTAATTGTAGTAAGCCTTTTTCGCTTTCTTTCGACATCTATTCTCTTCTTCAAGCCATCATGGGTTATGCTTCTGCCTGATTGTGTTGTTAACCACGCAGACACTTGCCTGTAACTATAACTCTTTATGTGTTTCTTTGCAAGCTCTAATAACTCTAATTCCTTAGAAATAGGTTGTAACCAATCTTCATCCTCTGGGTCTACCTCATACCCAAAAGGAATGTATCTACTAGTTCTAGGTATTCGCTCCCAAAGCTTTACCTTAAAAGGTGCTTCAGGTAACATCCAGTATTCATACTTTAGAGGTCTAGCAGGTTTACTAGGTTTCTGCATCGTCAGTATTCTTGGGTGGAAGTATAAACAAACCACCTGCTGACTCTACTGAAACTCTCTCAGTCTTAACAATACCAGCACGATCTAATATCTGTCCTGCTGCTACCATCTTCTCTTTGATGCCTAACTGGGTAGGATCGTCAAGAGCGCTGGCATAAGCAACAGCAGCCCTCGGCCCCACCCTAGACATGTATTCTTTAGTCGCGTCAAATATCTCATCCTTTAATGATGCTACAATAGTTGTAGTAGACGAACCCTCGCTGTAGCCTGCTAACTTCTTAGCAAACACAACATCTCCTGCAGCCTCTTCAAATAGTACGTCTAAAAACTTTTGTTGATTTTCTGTAAGAGTACGTGCCATTACTTAATCTTCCTGTAAGGTTTTACTTTTTTAGCAACTTTTTTTGGTTGAGCCACATGCTGCTTACCCGAAGCAGTGCCTTTCCGCTTGGATCGTGTTGTAGCGGCATACTCAGAAGAACTAAGAGAATTAATAGCTTTCTTGGGGAGATAGCGTTCACCTGTAGCTTTAGGACCTTGAGTAGATGGTTTACCACTTTTAGTACCCCACTTCTGTTTGCCCCAAGCTGCTAAGCTCTTCTGAGATTTTTTTAGTGTCATTAGCTATTGTAGCCTGTAGGACTAGCTTTTTTAATACCCGTATTCAGAGTGCCAGTACTTTTAACCATGCCACCCACATTGTACGTCATTACTTTGCCGCCCATTGCGTAGCCCTTCTTCTTCATGGCTCCACCTTTAGCCATAGTCTTCTTCTTCATGTTACCACCTTTAGCCATTGAAGGCTTCTTGGGGTCCATAGGCATTTTTGGCTCTTGCATTCCCATAGGCGTTGGATTAGCAGTACCGTAAGAGGCAACACCACCCATAGCGTAACCTTTTTTCTTCATAGCCCCGCCTTTAGCCATACCCTTTTTCTTGACCTTGCCACCGTTTTTCATCTTGCCTTTGCCATCCATAGCGTAGGCAGGAACCATTGCACCTGTCTTAGGATCTTTCTTCATAGGTAGTTTACCACCTGCTGCATAACCTTTTTTCTTCATGGCTCCACCTTTAGCCATAGTCTTCTTCTTCATCATGGCTCCGCCTTTAGCCATAGTCTTCTTCTTCATCATGGCTCCGCCTTTAGCCATAGTTTTTTTCTTCTTCTTCATTACTCTGTCTCCCGATAAAGATTGTTAAATACTCTTTGTGTGTCCCATACGTAGTCTACGTTTTCCTTTGAATTAAACGTGTGTTGATTCGGCCTAAAGTCAGGAGCACCTTCACCTGTCTCAAACCAAGCAGGGTGAGTAACCCTTACCCTGTTATTAGGTAACGCAACCATGTTACCTGTGTATGGTCCTGCATCTAACAACTCCAACACATGAGATTGTTTATGCTGTGCAGGATCATCTGCTACTTCACTGTCAGTATAGTCTACAGTAAAATAATACTTAGCAGGGTAAAACTCCCCGTCTACTTTAGCCATCCACGGCGCTGGGCTTGCTCTCTCCAGTTTATATACTGAGTGCCAGTGAGACATGCAGTCCCAAGGCTGAGCAAGATAAGGTGGTAACTCTTCAGGCCACTCTTCGTAGCGTGTGTCAGCTACAAATGCAGTAAGTGGCATTCTAGCCCACATAGCACCCCCGTGTATATTAGGGTCATCTGTATCGTCAGACTCGCATCCAGTAAAGATTACTTGGAAGCTTAGTGTACGGTTAGGCATTGTAGTAACGCCAATAACCATACAGTGTAAGAACTCCCCGTGATACTCTTCCATGTTCTTGGTGTATTCACGGCGTACCCACGCTTTGAAGTGGGGTATGTTACTAGTTAAATATGGCATTACGTATTACAGCTACACCCTTCACACGTTTCACACATCTTTTTGTTTAGCAAAACTCTCCAAGCCTTAGCTATACGCTTAAGGACCTTCTTAATGTTACTAAATAACTGTTTAAGCTTCTTCATTTTTTAGCCTTTTTGCTTTTGCCTGTCATGCCCTTTAAGACTTTAGCTTGACCTGCGTGTAGTTTAGAGGCTTTCTTCAAACCTTTAATGACCTTCGTAACTTTCTTTTTATTCTGATTAGTTAGTGACATTTACGTGTATCCTCCACCTTTAGCTTTGTATTGCTTAGCGACCATCTGGGCTTTCCTAGCGCTCCACTGTCCAGGACTTCCACCTTTGCCGCCAGCCTTAACGGATGCCACAAGAGACTTACGCATAGTAGGCTTAGTGTAATTACCAGCCGCATTTACCGTTGACTTTTTCTTGGTTGTAGAACCTGTCTTTGATTTCGCCACGACTTATCCCTATATCTTTTAACATAATGTCTGACATGTTATGTAACTGCCAGTATTCTACTCTACGCATTTGGTTGTGCTGTAGTCTACTTATTAATCTTTTAAACATGGTATATCTCCTTTGTTACCAGAGATAGTTATACCATAATTTAGTATATACTTATATAGATATTAATGCAACCCCGTCATGCACTTATTACACAACGGGGCTACTTAGTTTTACGATAAAATTACACGTACTAATGTACTACTACCACTACCCCGTCTATAGTTTAGTATAGTAGCATTGCCTATAGCTTTAGGTACTACAAGAGTATGTACACCAGCAGGAAGCATAATGTCATTATCTGTAACGTCAGCCTCCGCTGCTGCAAACCCAATGTCTAAATCATGACTTGTTTCAATAAGCACCATCTTAGCGTTAGTGCAAACTACGTGTGTAGTAGCAGTGTTACCTAGAGTAACTGCAGTCTCTACAGACCACCCTAAGTTTTCTCCTACTAATGCAGCTTGGTCAACCATTAGTTATCCCCCTTAATGTACTGAGTATTCTAACTCAACAGTGAACCGACCTGCAGTACCATCGGCGTTCATAGTAGTAGTAGCGAATACATACAAATGCTTGCTTGCAATAGCTGCCTGCACTAGAGGATCAAAAACGTGATACCCTGCTGCATCCAGATCTAAATCAATTTCAGTTACTGAGTCAGTAGCAGAGATGCGTGGGTTGAATGATGCAACACCTGCACCTACAATTTCTGTCCCTGAAGATACAGCGGAATTAGTAGCTGTACCTGAAGTAGCACTAAGCATAAGACCACCAACAAGTGTTGGTCCTGCAACAGTAGTAATAAATACTACAGCACGATGGATAAAGAACTTAGTTGGGGTTACGATACCTGATGGAGTAGATGTATCTAATGTACCTAGCTCTACTAAAACGTCCCCATCTGCATAAGCTGTGGCTGCGTCTGTAGCTGCTAGTGAACCTACAAATGTTTGGATCTTACGTGTACCAAATGAATGTAGTAGTCCTGTACCTGTAATACTATCAGAGAAAGTACCTGTACCAGTTACGTCAATGCCATTACCAAATGTAATGTCTGATTCATACTCTTCGATGCCTTGTGTGAGTGTAGTTGTTGCCATGATATTTAATCCTTATGTTTTTACCATTTAACTTTATCAGCCCAGTAAGCTGCGCTGAGTTTTCCTTTTTTGATATTCTTAGCGTGTCTTGCTTTAAAGGATGCACGCTTTTTCTTCATGCGGTCAGATTCACCTTTTTTAGGTGGCCCTGCCGTTTCTGCTCCCTGCTCACCGAACCTGATGAGCTTAATGACTTTACCTTCCTTGGCAAGGACAACGTGGGATTTCTTAGGATGTTTAGGTGTTCTTTTAGGTTTGTTGTAACCTTCAAATTTTTCACCTCTATATTCTATAGCCATAATATTATTATAAGTACTAGCCAAATATCCATGAGTACTATCCTTACATTAATTCAAAATGGGGACCATCAATAAATGGTCTACGTCCTTGGCTACGACGAAGATCAATGTACTTCATCATGGCATCTTCAGCAGTGCCAGGATATGTACGTATGTCTCCTTCTGACCAAGCAGCACCCCACTTGACGGCAATGTCGAGTTCTTGTGCAGCAGTCTTCATTGCATCACAAAGATCATCATAGACATTCAGTTCCCAACAAGCTGCGCCATCGACGTAAGCCATTAGATCAACTGCCCGACCAACAAGGTGATTAGATTTCATAGTCTGAGACTTACCAGCAGCAACAAGTTTCTTTTGCTCCTCCTCCGTCCTCATTCCATAAATAACACCAAAATCTATTTTAGTTAATTCAATAGCTCT